CAAGGTATTTGATGATGCGTTTTCTTTCCTCATACGGCAAGTCATTGAAGTCGTTGTTTTCAACAATCTTCACTACTTTTTCTTCAAGTGTTGTCATTCCTCATCCATCCTCGCCCCGCACGCTTCACAATAATTCGGGTACTTTCCTTGCGTGGACAACATGCTCCGTTCATAACCGCAACAAGAGCATCTAATCTTCCACGTGTATGTCTGTTCATCAATATCAATCCACTTCCCATGCCGCACGGGTTCAGCTGATGGCAAGTCTTCGATGGAATCCTCTACCCCGTCTAATGCACATGCTCCACACATTACACCGTTGTATTCCTTGTATTTACCGCATCTATCACAGATTGCGTTTACAACATCAATCGCCGCCTGTCTGCTTATAAGGTCAGTCATCACTTTCACCTCTCATATCTGCTCCGCAGTTTGGACAATAGTTCCATGTCTTTTGACTGTCTTTTCTGTAACCGCACTCAGAACAAGTAAAGCACGGATAATGCTTTCTGAAATATTGCTGGCTGTCTGCTTTTATCCACTTCCCACGCTTCACAGGAACTTCGTCTAGTACACCGTCATTAAGTTCCCGCACAGCTTTAAGGCATTCCTCTGTCGCCGTCTTTGTGGTGATCCATTCGCCTGATTTCCGGTCATACCACAAGCCACAATGCACCCCTATTTCTTCATGGAAGAACCTCTCTTTGCCGTAAGTGATTGCTCCGATTTCACGTATGAAGTCATAAAGCGTTTCAGAAGGCACTGCGTCTATGGTTGGCTGTTGCGCTATCGCTTCATTCGTTACATACAACTCAGTTCGTTTATATTGACCATCATCAATTTCACCGATGTCATACTTCAGCACATTCGCATCAATCAGTCTTTGCATGTTCTTCTCTCCAATCGTCCATAACCGCTTCATAAATCCATGCAAAACCATCATTGTTATGTTTATTACGCATACGTATAAGCCATTCAATCGGTATTGCATCCACTGTCGGCACTTTGTTTAACGCTTCCTGCAATGCCAAGTGCTGAACATGAGTGCTGTGATGGTAATAATCAGTCAACACATTGAATGTGTCCTGTGCATAAATCAGTCTCTGCGGTTTCATGAGAGATCCCCCAGCATTACTGTGCATAGCATGATAAGCAGTCCTAGCATCATAATGAAGAAACCGAGAACACAGAGAATTTCACCGACCCGTATGATTGTTTCAAAGTCTATACTTTCAATCAGCCTGGTCATGATCCTTCATCTTCCTTTCCAATTCTTCGGTTGCTTTTTCAACCATCACCTGAATGCCGTCAAGCACGAGGAATGCCTCAATTGCCTTCAAGGAGATAATGCAAATGACTAAGCCATAGGCGAAACGTTCAGCGACAATTCCGAAGATCCTTCCGACAATCAGCGGAATAATAAGATGCACAACAACAAACACAAATTTCGAAATATTGATCTCGGCTGCGCTTGCCTGTGATACGTGCTTTTCTTCTTCCATCACGAATTTCCTTTCAGCTTCTGATACTCTTCCCAAGACACGGGAGCGGATTCGCCGTAAGGTCTTTCACGGAATATCCGCTCCTGTTCCTGTTCTTTCGTTTCCCATCGCACAAGGCCCTGCCGAGCGCACTCTTCGATGAACTCGACCGGACTCTCGTTTTCGTGTGCATTTCCATCCCTTTTCCACGGAAACGGCGGATATGTCTTTCGATACTCCGTTACGACCGTCTTTTTGTGGGTTGTAGGGTCGATTTCGTCTCGGAAGGTTGCACAGTAGGGTAAATACTCATAAATCGGATTCAGGGTGCTTAAATCAGCGATTTTGCACATCTTCGGCACTTCCCTTCATGTCGATTTCCATCAGAACCTTCTTTCCGACTCCCAAAGCTGATAAATGCAAGGAATCTGAGATTGAGAGAAGATCACCGCTCTCGACCGCTTCCTGTTCAGCCTTGTCCTTCAGACTGTTATACTTCGCATAGAATCTCGGTCTTTCGGACTCAAGCGAGCCAGGGGTGTTCTTCAGACGCTGAATGTCTCTGATGGAATAAATCTGCTGTGTGATTCTGTCACCGTTTTTGAGATGTCTTCCTACATCCTCGATATCGATGTATCTGACCATGTATGCGACATCTTCCCAAGCGGTGGCTGCGTCGTACACAGTGATAAGTTCCTTAACTCTGTAGGTAATCTGTCCGATGCTCGGAGCAAACCCTGTCCGGTTTTCCGCAAGTTCCTTTTTAACCGCCATCATTACGATTTCATACGGGATCTTTTTGAACATCTCCAGCCACAGGTTGCTTGCTGTTGAGAACTGTCCCTTCGTCCATCCTTTGAAAGACTGCGGATAAGCAACGAAGAGAATGTTCATGATTTTCGACATTTCATCTTTTGTCATATCTGTCTCTCCTCAGAACGGAAGGAATCCCATCGGATCTTCTTCCGCTTTTTGCGTTTTTCTGAAATGCTCCTGTTCCCGTCTTTCCCAACCTCTGACAGTAGCCTTCCAATCTTTCATCTTCGTCTTGCCTACGACCCACCCGTTCGATTGGTAGTAATCGATAAACTTCTGAGCATCGATGATGTAGTTGTTTTCGGTGATGTAGGCTTGAACCTCTTCCACGGTTGGCGGAATGAAGCAAGGAGTTTTTGGACTTTCTTTCTTAGATATCTCGTAAGAGATATCTTCTTTCTTTAAGTCTTTATATTCTTCTCTTCTTACTTTATTTACTTCTTTATATTCTTCATTCGTTGTTAGTTCCGTGTTAGTTCCATGTTGGTTGCATGTTAGTTCATTGTTAGATGGCGTGTTAGATAGCGTGTTAGCATCGTCTTCAAGAATCTGAAAATTGTCGTATTTTACGATGCTTATGAGCATTCCGTAGCGTGTTGATTGGCATGTTAGTTGGTGTGTTGATTTTAGGCGATTTATAGCCGTGCGTACGTTCTGCACTGACAAACCTGTTTCTTTAGCCATATCTTGAAGGGACATGAGCAACTGCCCTCTTTTGACTTCTATTCCCCTGAATCTTCCGTCTCTCCAATTCGCCCGGAGAAGGAGATAAACCCAAAAGTGGGCAGTCTTGGGATCAGTGAACCATTCCCAATCAATCATCTGTCTATATAGTTTGATGTGACCGCCCGTGTAACTCATTGCTTACCACTCTCCGCCATCTCGGACACTTTCCAAAATGTCCATCGCATTACCGATAAGCTCCTTTGCCTTTTTGAGGCATTCAAGAGGACAATGCTCGATTGCAAGGTCAACTTCAAGTGTTACATCGTCCAATGTGTCAAATGCGCTCTCAGCAAGCTCTGAACACCGTTTCCGGTCATATTCACGCTCCTCATTCTGCGTCATCTGTTTTTACCTCTTCCTTCGGCTGTTTCCGCTTACGTGTACGCTTCGGCTTTGTGTTTTCCTCAAGCGGTTTGATCTCCACAGCCTCTTCGGCAGCCGTCTCTTTTGGATGACGCTCGTCATAGTCCTTCCACAGATCATTCAGCGACTGCATCATCCATGTCCGGTCAGACTTGTATTTGAGAATGAGTTCCTGAAGGGCTTTGTTAATGTCCATCGCAATTTTTGTGGAACTCTGAGCAGTTTCATTCTGAATGTGGGTAATCTCAGCAAGGTTTTCCACATTCTTTTTGATGCTGTTGATAACCTCGGTGAAATCCTCTGTTTTTACCTCTACAACAACAAGTGCGGCAGTACCGCCAGCAACCGCTCCAATAACGAGCGAAACAAGCACAACAATAACTGTATTCATATTTTTTCCTTCCTATTTTTTCTTAAAACGGCAGATCATCAGGGTCGATTTCGGGATACTCTCCAGCACCGCTGTCTGCGGTGCTTACTCCAAGCACAGAATCCACAGAATTATCCACATAAGGTTTCTGATTGTCTGCGCCCTGATTTGAGCCGTACGACATGTCATGAACCTCTCCGACTGTACAGGTATTCGTGTATACCTTCTTGCCCGTCCGGTCTGTGTAAGATCCACTCGTCCACTGACCGATGATGAAGATTGGAGAACGCTTCTCGTACTTATCGAGAATGTGCTTGGCAGTCCATGACCATGCTGTGCATGGAATGTAATCGCTCTGCATCTGTGCATGTGCTTCAGCTTCCTTTTTGGTCTGTTTCCGATTAACACCAATCATGAACTTGCATCCGATTACTTCGCCGTTCTTTTCGATTTTCTGAATGTCCGTGGTGATGACACCCTTGATTTCAATTCGGTTGATTCCGTTTGTGTAAGCCATTATTTACCTTCTTTCTGTTTTAGAGATATTCAGCAATATCCCCTTCTTCACCTGTTTCCTCATCGCCGAAGTGCCGTTTGCACACTGCGATTGGAAACTCTTCGATTTCTGAAGTCCACAGCACCGACTTCGGGCCGTTGCATCTCGCCCATGCGAGAGGAAATCCCGAGATTCCATCGAATAACGATCCGAGCGTAGCCGGACGCTCATACTGAGCTGAGATTCTTCTCAGCAGATAGAACCAAAACGGTGTTGCGATACTGTTTCCCAACGCCTTGTACCGTGGGCTGTCCGCTGGCTGATGGATTTTGCCTTTTGAGTCTGTCCATTCACCGATGTCAGTCCAATTGTCAGGCAGCCCCTGTAGCCGTTCGCACTCAAGAGGAGTTAAACGCCGTACAACCGTGTGTACCTGCTTCTCTTCTTCGTTCATTTCAGTAGACCCCCCCCCCGCTCAAAATCAGATCCGTTGCATCCTTGTAATCCCTCTGT